GAGGATGCGTGGGATAGAGATAGAGGCCGCTGCATCCTCTGCGAGGGCTATGTGCCACTGGAGCAGGCCACGACAGAGCACATACAGCCCAAGGGCCACGGCGGTGCCAGGCACGATGACAGGCTGGCTAATCTAGCGGTGAGCCACTGGTTCGGAAATGCAGCAAGGGGATCGATTAGTTTGGAGCGTTATCTGCAGAAACCGTTGGACGAAAGGAAGAGGCTATGCCATCCGTAATACCGCAACCTCTAAGCGTTGGTGAGGAAACCTTCCTACTCCATTGCCAAGCACATAACCTAACCCCAGAGCGCGAATACAAGTTCTGCGAGGGCCGCAAGTTCGCATTTGACTTTTGCTGGCCTGAGCGCCTTATCGCAGTGGAGATCGAAGGCGGTACATCATTCGGCAAATCCAGGCACAGCCGCGGCAAGGGATTCGAAACGGATTGCATAAAATATAATATTGCGGCGCGGCTGGGGTGGAAGGTGCTGCGCTACTCGACTGCGATGGTCATCAGGGGCCAAGCCATAACGGATGTACTGGAGGTGGTGTTGTGAACCACCCTTCGCAGCGTTGCCAGCACTGCGATGCTTCCGGCGTTGCTCATTCTCTTCTTGGCGATCAGATACCGTGCCCAACGTGCGAGGGCTGGGGCAAGGTAACGATCAAAACAGCGCGGCGGTATAAGTGGAGAGTGGTGCATCGCAAGCGCATGGACATACCTAAAACGATTCATATGTTTGGAAAGAGAGCGCAATGAAGCCATATTACGAAGAGGCGGGGATTACGATCTATCACGGCGATTGCTTATCTTTACTGTCGAACATGGAAGCGGTCGACCATGTAATCACCGACCCACCATATAGTGAACGCACCCATAGAGGTCACGACGCTAGCGCAAACGGCCATGTAGGAGCGGGAAAGGATAACGCAAACCGTAGCGGGTTGGGGTACGGATTCCTGTCTGAAACTGATGTAGTGGAATACGTCGAACGGATCTCAAAGTTATGCAATGGATGGATAGTAACCTTCAACGACCACACAAATATTCCCATATTGCAGCGAGAGTTCCTCGAGGCTGGAAGATATGTTTTTGCGCCTATACCGTTTTACTCGCCGGGGCGCAGCGTTCGTTTATCCGGCGATGGGCCATGCAGTTGGACTGATTGGATACTCTGCACGCGAACATCGGCATTGGTGCGGTGGGGAACACTTCCCGGAGGCTATGTATTTACTTCCGACCGCGAGTATATGGGCGGTAAACCGATAGATTTGATGCTGGCTTTGGTTCGTGATTACTCACGAGTGGGTGAATGTGTATTGGATCCATTCATGGGAAGCGGAACCACGCTTCTAGCATGCAAGAAAATGGGCCGCAGATCCATTGGTATAGATAATAACGAGGAATCTTGCGAAATTGCCGTCAATCGCTTGCGCCAATCAGTGCTCAATTTCGAGGTTGGCGCATGATGCAAGACAACTTATTCTCTCCGCTGGCAGAGCCCAACACGGCCAAGCCGATGCGGGAGCACCAAACCGAGTTCGAGCAGCAACTCCGAGCTGCCGTCAAACAGGGGCACAAACGTATAGTCGGTTGCGCTAGCGTGGGATGGGGCAAAACGCGCCTGAGTGCAGAGTTATTCAAGCTAGGCTATGCCAAAGGCAGCACAAGCATGTTCACGGTGCCGCGCAACGCTCTGATTGAGCCATCCGTGGAGGAGTTTGAGGGCGAGGGGCTGTCGGACATCGGAATCATCCAGCAGGATCATCCGCGCACCAATCCTTTTGCGAAGCTGCAGGTTGCCAGCATCCACACGGCGGTGAATCGAGAACTGCCAAAGCTCCACTTCATCATTGCCGATGAAATCCATTTGGCGACTGAGGCATTCCTCGAGATGGTGGACTCTGCGGACTGGCAGAACACGATCATCATAGGACTATCCGCTACGCCGTGGAAGAAAGGCATGGGGCGCCGGTGGAAGGCGCTGATTCAGACCAAGACTACGGCGCAGCTCATCGACGAAGGCTATCTGGTGCGGCCGCGCTATCTGGTGGGAAGCGAGGAGCCCAGCACCAAGGGGCTGAAGACGCATCTGGACGAGGACGGCAACCGCATCCTGACCGAGAAGGACCGAGCCGCGGTGATGAGCGATGGGCGAATCATCGGCGATGTGGTCAAAACCTACCTGAAGCACGGCGAGGATCGTCCGGGCTTCTACTATGCGGAGAATCTGGCCCATGCCCGAACGCTGCGTGATGAGTTCGAGGCAAACGGCATACCGTGCGGCTACATAGACGGCTCTATGACGCGCGAGCACCGCACAAAGGTGCTGATGGCCTACCGCAGGGCTGAGTATCGCCTGGTGGTCAATTACGGCGTGCTGACTACGGGTATAGACGAGGATGTGAGGATCATCGGCATATGCCGCATCATCAAGTCGGAGACGGACTGGGTTCAGATCATTGGGCGCGGCCTGCGGACGGACAACCCCCGCAAGCGCGTAGCGGGGCTGGGGCCGAAGACGGATGTGCTGGTGATCGATCACGGAGGCAACCTGACAAGAGACGATGGCACTGCCTTAGCGCCCGCAGAGGACATCTACCATGATCACTTGGACATGCACGATCCGGCAGACAAGAAGGCAAAGGCGTTTGACGAGGATCCTAAGCCAGCCACACACCGCAAATGTAAGAAATGCGGTTGGCTAATTCCGCCGAAGACAAAGAAATGCCCTGCGTGCGGCGATGATAGCCTGCCCGCTTACAACGGCAGCCACGTTGAGGCAGAGTTCAGCGAGTTCAACGGGCAGAAGACGAAGAAACCAAAGAAGGTTGAGGCCACGATGTTCCAAAAGCAGGAGTTCTATTCCGGACTGCTGACATTAGAGCATCAGCGGGGAAAGAAAGAAGGTTTCGCTGCAAATTGCTACAAGGACCATTTCAAAGTATGGCCTAACCAGCTTAAGAAAGAAATGGGTCCGGTTTCCATGGAAGTGCAACTTTTTGATAAACATAGGCGGATAAAATACGCTAAATCGAAGGCGAAAGAGGCGGTGACAGCATGAAAGTTTTGGTTGCTTGTGAATTTAGCGGTGTGGTTCGTGACGCTTTCGCCAGGTTAGGGCACTTTGCCGTCAGCTGTGACATATTGCCGTCTGCGGTTAAGGGAAAACACTACCAAGGCGACGTGATGGACATCATTGATCATCATGACTGGGATCTCATGATCGCCCACCCTCCATGTACATTTCTGGCGGTTAGTGGAGCGCGTTGGTGGAGCGATAGGAAGCCCGAGCAGGAGGCGGCAGAGAGATTTTTCCTTGCCTTGGCAGAGGCTCCTATTGATCGAATATGCATTGAGAACCCCATCGGCAAAATGAGTGGATGGAGAAAGCCAGATCAGATTGTTCAGCCGTGGCAGTTCGGTCATGGGGAGACTAAGGCTACATGCTTGTGGCTAAAGAACTTATCCAAGTTAGAACCGACCGAAGTCGTAGAAGGGAGAATTCCCCGAATACATCATGAATCGCCCGGGATAAAGAACGGAATGACACGCCAGCAGCGCCGATCAATTACCTATCAGGGGATTGCCGATGCGATGGCTGAGCAGTGGGGCGGTAATGCAGGCTGAGCAACTAGCAAACCTATTCGAGCGATCCAGCCGCGAGGGTAAGGCTTGGCGAGCCCGTTGCCCCGTCCACAAGTCTACCGGCCTGACCTTGGCCATCTATGCCGATGACGATCGATGCAACGTTCACTGCTTCGCTGGCTGCAAATCAGATGACATCCTGAAAGCAGTGGGCTTGACATGGAAGGACACGCTCTACGAAGACAAGACGCTATCGCCAGCAGAGAAACGAGCATGGGCACAAAAGAAACGGATTGACGAGGCCTATCGCTGGGAGAAGTTCATTCAACAGTGGACATGGCTTGCGGATGTGATTGAAAAGTATGAGAAGAAACCGCATCTCAGGCTGATACGAACGAAGAGCCGCTTTGAGGTTGATATCGATCGGTACTGCGCACGGATTATCGCTTCCCAACCGGCAGGAGCATCGCAACACCCAAAAGTATAATCGACAGCAGGCAGAGTTGAATGACAGTGCTCATAGACCCTTCCTCACCGGCAGCGGCACCCTAAGTCTATACTTTCGCGCGAGATAGACTAGAATCGCATCTCCATCATCGCCGGCACACTGCAGCTGATTCACAACTTCTGTCACATGCTCAAACTGACCCGCATAGCTAACAAACTCAGGGAGATATCTCATAGACTAAGAGTAGCGACTGGAACCCGTCTCAACCATCCCACAAAAGTGTTACAAAGACTCAACTTATACATCGGTCGCAAGAAAATAGCGCTATCTAAAGTCTACCTATACTATACTGACCACGTGACTCACCTATGGGATATATAGAACAACTCGTTTCTTATCATGACATTGTCCCCAAAGAAACCGAATCAGCAAAGCAAATAAAGCTGATCGAAGGAATAATCGAGGGGAAAACAGGCCATGATGCGGCCATCGAAGCTGGCTACGGTGTCAAGGATGCTAGAACTCCGTACAAGCTGATCCCGGCGGATGAGATGCGGCGAAAGTTTCAGGAAGTAGCTGAGAGTAAAGGGCTTACACTTGGCAGGATTGCGGATAAGATCAATCAGCATCTCGAGGCCAGGCAAAATCAGACGCTCAACGGCAAGGAAGTCACGGTCTCTGAGGCGCCTGATAATCGTGTGCAACAGAAGGCGATTGAGCAACTTACGGAGCTTATGGGGATGCGGGACGCGAGTAAGGCTGTGCAGGGGGGCTCTAGTGTTACCCTGAGCATCTCCGGGCCTGCTGCGGATCGGTTGGCGGCTATGCTGGGTGGGGAATAAAAGTGTGCGATAGTCACAAATAGTTGTTGCAATCGTACACGGCTATGTGTATATTGAACACATGGAGGCAACACACATGCAGGACACATCTCACCTGGCAGCAATTGGCGATAGACTCTCTCGGGAACGCGCACGGCTTGCGGCAGCTCGCACCACCAAAGAGCGTGAGTTTCGCGCCGTTCAGGTCTCAGGGGCGGAAAGGGAGTTTGCCGCCGAGCTTCGCTTTCTCGGGATGCAGACCCTTGAAGACATCATGGTGTCCGATGATGAACTCTTGGCGGAGTTGATGGCATGAGCCGAGATACCGTACGGCGACCCACTTTTGATGTCCGTTGCTATGACTTGGCGTTTTATTTCCTCGAAGGCGAGTATCTTACCGATGCCAATCACGTACGCCTTGCAATAGTCATTCAGCAGGCGATCGAGGACGAATTAGCCGATATTGAATCGGAAAGGCTGGCCGCATCATGAGCCATGTCCCCCGCCAAGCGAATCACTGTGACGTGTGTGGGCACGAATGGTTGCCCACGTCTGGTATCGTTTACACGCACTGCACTAGCGGAAAATGCAGGTCTCGCAAGTGGAATCAACCTGTATTTGCTCCACCCGCGTTCGTTGACACCATGCGGTCACCGCCCATCAAACTCCCGCCCATCGCACCACCTGTTGACCGAGCGCCCAGCTACTACGTTCCCACCAAGTACAAGACAGCCAAGTAAGCCCCCAGATGCCCTGCTGCTAAGCCCAGTGGGGCATTCCTGCGTCTGATCGACCCTCACCCTACCCGCCACACCCTCAATCAACCACACCACATCGCACATCACTGACCAAGTTCTCATACGATCTCAAAAAAGAAGGTTGGAGTCCCGCGCCGAGGCACCGGGGTGGCCCGACCCTGGCCCGGGCTATTATCCGCGGGGATTGCGGCGCATGGTTTCTCTCGCTCCCCAGAAAAAATACCAAAAATTTAGGCATCATCTAGGCAGACTATGAAAATCCATATATCCGCCAATGGGCAAAGGAACGCCCCATCCGAAGACAGGGCGCTGATGAAAGTGTGGCAGGATTAGGCAGCGGGTGTTGGGGGCGTGTTTGCTGTGGGTGCGGTGAATGCGACTTTGATGGTGGTTAGTACGGGCGGAACGACTGCGAGGGCGACGGTGACTGCTTCGGTGTCGGTGAGGATGAGGGGGTTGTTGTTGGCGTCGACGGTGGTTACGGTTGCGGTGATGCTATCGACGCCGTTACCGACTGCGGTGACGAGTCCGGTGGCGGGGTTGAAGGTGCAGATGGCGCCGGCGGTGTCGGAGGCGGTGAAGACGGGGTTGGGGAAGTTTCCGGTGAAGACGTTTCCGAACTGGTCGAATCCGATGACGGAAGCGGTAACGGTTGCGCCGATTGCTGTTAGGGTTACGGGACCTGCTGTGGCTGCCATGGAAGCTCCTTGGAACTGGATTTTGATGCGTGAGAGGTGGGGGTGGAGTTCGCGCTGAATTTCGTGTTCGTTCTGTAGAATCTCACGATCTTCGCGCAGGATCTCGCGTTCGGTGTGGAGGATGCGGTCTTCTTCGTTACGATCGTGGTTCATGGGTTTACCTTACTACGGGGCCGAAGGCGTGCCAACCGAGAATACCGACGAGTAGCCATAAAATCATATAGGCGCCGAAGGGTCGAAACCAGTTAGGGTTGCCGGGGGCGTAGTTGGACCATGCCCCGAAGACGATAGCGACGACATAGATTGTCCAGAATAATATTCCTAGTGGCATGGTGGAACCTCGGTTGTATGATGCCGAAAGGAGGAATCATGGCTAAACTTACTGCTGCGACGAGGAATGCACTCCCAGCCAAGACTTTTGCCGGACCCGACCGAAGTTACCCAATTCCGGATAAAAACCATGCCGTGGCCGCCAAATCTATGGCTACCCGGTTTGCATCTCCCGCGGTGAAGGCGCGTGTTGATGCAGCCGTAATCCGAAAGTTCCCCGGCCTGGGTGATGCGATGAAGCGAATGAAGAAATAGTTAATATTGATGGACCCCTGATGCTCTGCGGAGCGTGTCTCGAAAGAGGCTTTCCGGCGCAAGCCTAGACCGGTATGGTCATCAATAGGCATATTTCTAAGGGGTTGGGGAATATGCAAAAATCCAGAGGGAGTACCAATGATCGAGATACAGAAAAGCGCAACGGCTGATACCCGGACTTGTGATTTCGCTAATACGAGTAAGGAAACACTGCTCGCAAGTAGTCTGCAGCACATCGGAGACGTCCAGGCGGCACTGGCTATGATGTCCGGCCTGCTCCTTCAGGCTGCCGGTAGACACGATTACGACAAACTTACCGACATAGACGGATTTCATCGAGACTTCGTGACTGGATTTACTCAGACCACATGGTGGGATGCTCATCGCCGGTTGAATCGTCATCACCTGTTGCAACCGGATGGAGTTCCTGAAGATGTAAATCTCATCGACGTGCTGGATATGATATGCGACTGCGTCATGGCAGGCATGGCTCGGTCAGGTACCGTCTATCCGCTCGATATAGATGATGCGGTATTACGTCGTGCATTCGACAACACTGTTGAGCTGCTCAAGACCAATGTTGCAGTGAAATAGACTTGCAAATCACAGAGAAAAATATCGGCCGATACCTAGAGTGGTGGCATCGAGAAAGACACCTCGCGCGTACCGATCTCGTTTGGCTCTCGAACACCATCCTCGGCTACCCTGACGTAACAGAGCGCGTGCATGGCCCCATTCTTGCGGCTTTGCAGAAGTTCCCCGGCGCTACCGAGTGCCACAAGACGGTAGAAGACTACCGAGCGGCGATGGACGGAAAAGTTCTCTGGGAGCCGAAGTGCAAGATGGAGTTGTTGCCGCCGAATGAAGGATTTGAACAGAATCGCGACAATCTGATCCTTTTTCCGCGTGGCCACATCAAGACAACCATCGTTTCCGTGGCTCACTCCATTCAGTGGCTGATCAACTATCCAAATGTCCGCATTCTGGGTACCACTGCGACCGAAACACTCATTACCAGCATCGTCCTAGAGATTCGCAACCACTTCATCCTGAATGACCAGTTCCGGTTGCTGTTTCCCGAGCTATGCCCTCAGTCCAAGGAAGGGAAAATCCCTGAGTTCGGCAATCTTAGTGGATTTACCGTTCCTTGCCGCGACAATAACAATAAGAAGCTTGGGCCCGGTGGTAAGGAGCAGAGCTTCTTGGCCTCTACAGTCGGTTCGGCTATTACTGGTTACCACGGCGATGTGCAGAAGTCTGATGACCTTGTCGAGAAGATCAATTCCAGTTCCCAGAACGGCATCGACGAAGTAATCCGCCACGCCGGGTCCATGGGAGACCTGCTGGAGAAGTACAACACTGACGACCCAACCAAGCCCCTAAAGGGATGGACTGACATGGTGGGGACTCCGTGGGACTTCTCCGACCTCTATCAGGTCCGCCGCAACGACCATGCCGCGAGGCGGACAAAGGGGTTGCCGGACGCGTTCAATTTGGTGGTTAGGTCGGCGGCTCCGAACTGGCCGGAAGGGCCGTTTCTGTGGCCGGAGCGCATGGGATACGTGGCGCTGAAGGAGATTGAAGACGATCCGATGAAGGGTCCCGCCCAATTAGCTGCACAATATTTGATGAACCCGATTGTTGCTGGCCAGGGTCTGATCGACGACGTGAAGCAGTTGATCTGGACGCCAGAGAAGCATATGGACCATCTCCTGCCGCGGATGAGCCTCTATGCTGCGCTGGACGTAGCGGGCATGGAAGATGTCAAAGGCCACGATTCCGACTTCACTGTACTTACGGTAGGCGGTTTTGCGAATGCCCGGCTCTACATTCCATTCATGCTCTATGGCAGGCCGCCGGTAGAAGAGGTTATCGAGTGGATTTTCAGGGTTTTTGATATGTATCCGGGAATTGTGAAGCTGAAGATTCAGAAGCAAGCACTCGAGCGCGTGCTTCTGGCGACACTACGCCGCGAAATGAGTAAGAGAGGTAGGTTTCTCCCGATTCAGGCTGAACCAGCCGATAATCAACAGTCCAAGAAATCGAAGATTAGGGGACTTCGACCGTGGTTCCAGTCTGGAAATATTCGATTTTCGGATTCATTGCCCTATCGTACCGCTATCGAGACGGAAATCAAGGGATTCCCAAAGTATCGCCATGATGACATTCTCGACACACTGACAGACCTGATGCTGGAGGGCCGCAGCGTCAACTCCGGAGTGCTATCGAACCGCGTCGAAGAGTATTCCGTGCCGAGCACCTTCCGCGATCCGATTTCCCTGCTTCTGGCCGAGCACTATCAGGATGAAGACCAGTTTTACCCCAAAGTAGATAAAGACACAGGATTTCCCGCGTGATAACTTTGCTGAGAGGACATCAAGCATGAGTGCAACAACTGAAATGCCCCGCTATCAGAGCCATAAGAAGGTTTGGGCTCTCCAGATTGAATCCGTCGAAGACCTAGGAACAGACACCACCACTCCGGGAGCCAATGTGCGGCTGAATTTTGTCGATAAAGGCTTTGCTCCTCGTGACGTGAACCTTTTCGGTCGCCCAACACCGAGCTCGGGATGGTACATGGTGGAGTATGACAACAACTACACCAGCTTTTCCCCTTCCAAAGAGTTTGAAGAAGGCTATACCCGCATTGGGTGAGGGGAAACATGCTTCCGACAGACGCTAACGCACCCCCGCCAATGGTTCCGAGTCGCGTAAGCGATCCCAACGCCGCGCCTCCCCTTGCAGGCTACGAGAACCGCACGGCTGACGGCATCCCTCTCGGCGGCGGAGAATGGACAGCGGAAGAAGCAAAGCGCATCGTCTTAGGCGACTTCAACCGAGCCCAGAGCGACCGGGCAACCAACTATGAGACCAAATGGCAGAATGCGGCCAGCATCTATGCAGCTGTGCGCAATGGCGAGAAGACATGGGAAGGCAGCAAGACCCCTCGTGCTAACATGCAGATTTGGCACGCCTTCACGCAGGTCAACGCCCTCCGTCCGCAGTTGATCGACGCGATCTGCGGAGCAGACCTTGATTTCGATGTGGAAGCGGCTTCGAGCGGAACAAACATCACCCAGTTGCACCAAGTACGAGCTTTAATGGAGGAGCAGCTCCGCTCCCTCGGGGGCATGGTGAAGTTCCAGTCATTCCGCTCCTGCGTAGACCGTCTGACGGAAGATGGATGCGTTCTAGGCAACGGTATCTGGGAGTGGGGATGGGACGGCCCTAGAACTGAACAGGCTGTGCAGTGGAAGCGCATCGTAGAGCCGGAAGTCGCCATGGGGGAGC